AAGAACGAATAAATGAGGAAAAAAGAGTAGCAAGAGAGCAAAAGAAAATAGCAGACCAGCAAGCTAGGGAGGCAAAGAAGAATGACTTTGGAGCTGCTTTTACAGGATCATTTACGCCTCAAAAAATTGGCTCAACACTTGGAACAGTAACTCGATTCCTTGGGGTTGGTGGTGCTGTATTTAGTGCTATTGAGGGGCTGAAGCAAATTACTACAGAATCAATACGAGTGTTTATTGATCTTGAGCGTCAGTTTGCTTCAATAGCAGCAATATCTGGTGCATCGGCATCTCAAATGCAAAAACTTCAAAATACAACATTTGAAGTTGCTTCGTCAACCGGATATGCGACAAGTGAGATTATTGAACTTGAGTCAAACTTAATTAAGTTGGGCGTTCCGATTGAAAACGTTGAATCGTCACTAAAAATTGTTGCTATTGCATCTCGTGCAATGGGCGAAGATTTATCTTCTGTTGGTGACATCTTATTTAAGATTTCAAACCAGTTTGGAATAACCCAGTCCGAACTTGCTTCAACTGCATCAACACTTGTTAAATCAATTAACGAGTCTGCGCTTACATTTCAAGAATTTGGAACGGCAATTCAGTATGTTGGCCCAATCGCAAATCAGGTCGGACTTACATTTCGTGAGACTGCTGGATATATGGAGATTCTTTCAAATGCTGGATTTAAGGCTTCAAAGATTGGAACTGGTCTTCGTGACTTGTTTGTTGACCTAAAAGTTCCGGGTGAAGAATTGTCAGATACAATGCTTCGTCTATCAAAACAAAACATAAGTCTTTCAGAGGCGGTAGACCTTGTTGGCAAAACATCTGCTGCTCAATTATTTGTTCTTCTTCGTAATGCGGAGGCCATAGGTGAGTTGTCAGATGAAACATATAACGCATCTATTGCGTTAAAGGAGATGTCTAACCTAATGGTTCAGAATGCAACAAATATGAATACGACACAGGGCAGGATAGACGCCCTTGGTATTGCTTGGCAGAGGTATCAATTTAGAATAGGAAGTGCGATAACAAGTACAGAGCTTTTCCTTGATTTGCTTGGTGCGCTTGACAGAAAATCAGAGGCAACTGCTCGTGCTTACAATAGAATAGCTGAATTGTCAGGGAGGAATCCTCAAAAAGTTTCTGCTATTACATCAGAATACTCAACAGCAACTGGCCCATATCAAAGAGCGCAGGTTGCGTATAGCGCATTGCCTATGTCTAGTCAGGCAGACCTTAATGAAATTTATTCAACCGGAAGATTTGGTAATTCTAGAAATCCAACAATTATTGATAAAAGCAAGTATCCAACATTTGAAAAATTCTTACAGGGGATAACAACTGGTGGTATTCGTGCGCTTGAGGATTCTCAAATACTTCTTGTTGGTATAAATAATCAGTTGATTGAAATAAAAAAAACCACAGATAGTCAGGCTGAAGTAATTGATGCAAGAAACAACCAGAGGTCAAAGTTTCAAGATGAATACCTTAAACTTGAAAAACAAACAGGCGATGTTCAATTAAAAAATTCAGAAATTCTACTTGAGAAACTTTCTGATGAGATTGAGCTATTATCAAAACAGGAAGAGTTATTATCTGATCAGTTGGCATTGCAGCCAAATAATAATGCATTGAAACTTCAGGCAGATATTGTTCGTGCAAGACTTACGGAGACTCAAAACTTTGTTAGCAAGGTATCTGAATTGACATCTGAAGAGGAAAAGAAAAGAGCAAAAGCGGATAAAGAAGAACAAGATCGACTAAATAAAGTAAAACAGGCTCAAGAGGATGAGGAGAAAAGAATAAAAAGATTGATTGAAGAGCGCAAACGTTATTACGAAGAACTTGAGCAATCTTTGAAAATCGAACTCGAACTTGCAAAAATTAAGGGTGACGCAAACAAGATAGCTGAAACAGAAATTAGGTTGTTGGCGTTGCGGACTAGAAACTTTAAAGATCTTAAATCTGAAATAAATTCATCAAAGATTTTAACAGAAGATCAAAAGTTTAGTTTGCTTGGAAACATTGATTTATTCAATGTAAACGAACAAGATGTTCTTTCTTCAATCGAAGAAATTTCAAGCGTTTTCCAAGAGCTAATTAAGACCAAGGGTGTTGTACAGGCTGAAATAATTGGTAAACAATTAATACAAACATTAATTGACTCTCTTCGTGATTCAATAACTCCAGAGCAACTGAAGCAAGTTGAGGAGATATTAAATTTAAAATTCTTTACAGGCGGAAAGACAGATGGAAAATTCAAAAAGGGTGATAGAAGTGACCTACCCGGAATTGGTTCAGATGAATTTAAAGAAGAACTTCAAAAACTAGCTCAAGATGCGGCTAGCGCACTTCAAGAATCAATTGCAACAATTCGTGACACTGCATTTGAAAACCTTATTGGTCAACTTGATGCCGAGAAGGAGGCAGTTAAGGAGCGATACGACTTTGAAGAAAAGGCACTGCGTGGACAACTTGAGGGTCAGCTCGTAACTCAAGAAGAGTACGAGAAGAAACTTGAGAACATTAAGCGCAGGCGGATAATTAAAGAGAACGCAATTGACAAGAAGATATTTGAAGCAGAAAAAAAACGTGACAAGCAGAATGCGTCACTTGCGTTTGTTGAGTCTCTAGCATCTTTGGCAATTAATAACTTTAAGAAGTTTGATACTGCTGCTGCTCTTGTTCTTACATCTATTGGCACTGCTATTGCCTCTGCTCAATATGCAGTTCAGTTGTCATCAATCAACCAGCGTCAATTCTTCCCAACACGATTCGCACAGGGCGGTGTGGTAAACGGCCCATCACACGCAGAAGGGGGTGTTCCATTCACTGTACAGGGTCGTGGTGGATATGAGATGGAAGGTGGTGAGTTCATTGTAAACAAGGAGGCAACAAAGAGAAACTATTCTTTGTTGAGACAAATCAATGATTCCGTCAAGCCATCTTCATACTCTTCTGGGCGTATATTTGCAGCGGGGGGAATTGTGAAAGCAGAGGAACTTGGTGTTCGTCAGTTGCAGCTACTTGAAAGCATTGCTATGGCAACAGGTGGGACGTACAAGAACACCTCAAAGCCAGTTCGTGCATTTGTCTCTGCCGATGACTTACGCAAGTCTGATGTAGATTTAAGAATAAAGGAAAGAAATAGTAATCTATAATGGCAACCAAATTCTACAACAAGGCCGTTGATCACGGAATTGCATTTGACTATACAGTCAACTCCGTAACAGCGCAACCACAGCCAAACAGGCTAGTGCTAAACTTTGCACAGCAGCCAACACTTGCTGTTGGTGATATTATTTATTTCAAGAAAGGTTCTTTGGAAATTCCAATGTTTTATATTGGGCCAGTTGTCGGTGTCGGGTTCCCGAACTTGGTATCTTATGACTACCGTATATACCCAAGTCCAGTTGGTCTGACATCATCGCTCTGGAGTAACTATACTTTTGATGCACTTGTTCGCAACGATGTACCAAATTACTCAATAGAAAGCGAGGTAAGTCGTGCAGTGTATTCTAAAAATATGATTGAATACTACAAAAAGAATAGGTACAATATCAATGTTCGTGGTCTAAAGTCAAGGTATCTCGGTGATTTCCAGAGCCTTGCTAACTCAAGTGCTTTGTTTGTTGGTGACGATTGCGAGTTCAATGGTGATGGAGTTGCTTACAAAGTGGTTCTGATTGAGGATTCATTTGATGCTTTCCGAAATAATTTTACAAAGGATTTAAGTTTTAAACTAGCTAACGTATGAGTTTTGTTGTAAAGATTGACGGAGTAGAGATTGATCTATTCCCGGATTACGATATTTCATATTCACTAGACCTTTACGATGCAGAAGACCCATCAAAGGTTCGTATCCCATTTTCCTTTACAAACAAATTTCCATACACCACACTAAACAAAGATCGATTTAATTACGATTACTCGTTGAGTCGTAAGAACTTACAAACATCGGCCTTGGGGTATGAGATACTTTATGGCGGAACGAGGATTTCTTATGGCAATGCATTCATTGATTCTGTTTATGTGAACAGCGATGAGCCATACTTCGATGTGAGGTTTGAAGATGCGGTTTCTAACTTTGGTAAGAACTTGCAGGAACTCAATATGTCAGACCTTTATGGTGACGCTTTTGGCACTACATCAAATGTTCTAAATACTTTCCTTGCGTCTCGGCAGAACTACGGAAGCCGTACTCTTGAAATACCTTTTATCGACTACGACAATATCCAGAGTGTAAGTGGGTTTGAGTCTCGTCAGTTTACCTCTTGGGGCATTGAGGACAATAAGTATTGCCTTCAGCCAGCCATCCAAGTAAAGAACTTCTTTGAGCGTATCTTCACAAATCTTGGTTTCACCTTTTCAAGTAAGTTTATCAATGGCCTGACTGGGGCAACCTATAAGGCAAACGACTTATATTTTCTTTACCCAACTTACTTGTCCGAGGACAATCAAGACAAACGACTAGTAAGACTTGAGCCATACCCATACAACGTTACGGCTAACGAAGACCAAACAACAGAGGATGACCCAGCATTGTATGGATTTAGTCCTGTAACTGTTGACAACTATAAGATTGCGCTATCTGAACTTTACGGAACGTTTGGCCCAACGAATTATTATCAAGCCACAGGCCCATTCGATACGTTCCAAAACACAGATCACGAATACGGAAACGAATTAGCCACTGCCACTGATGTAATTGCAGAGGGTGATGTAAACATTGGCTACGCTGCTTTTGGTTCTGGGTTTGATGGATACGTTTCTTTCAATGCCGGCTCTAGTGTCACGGTGTCTGGATTGAAGGTAGCAGCCATTTCAACATCGTATCCAAATGCAACTGCGGATGTTGATGCTCCAGCCTTCTTGCATATCACGTCAATTAACACAGCTAAATTCACGCCATATATTGCCATATATGACTCGTTCTTTGTTGGTGACAGTCCAGTGTACAAGGTTCCTATGCGTGACGTGAGTGGGAACATATTGAAGTTGACACCGACAATCACAACTCCAGCAGTTGAGGACAGGTCTTCAATGACAAGAGACATAGTAGGGCCATTCTTTGGAGGAACTGTTACTGCTCAAGTACGGATGGTTGGTGGTGCTTACCCATCAAACACTTTGTCATTTGCAAACTTTACTGCCACTATTGATGATGACGAGATATACAGATTCCGTGGCGGTACAAGATACTCTGTAGGTATTCTGGTTGAGATTTCAGAGGGCAGTATGACCTGCAATTACTATCCCACCTATCAATACAACCCAGCAGGATATTTTGAACTTATTGGCGGTGTTACAACACAGATAACCCAAGCACAAATATCAAAGGAGCGTGTATATGGGTATAGTTATGGCGCACTGAAGATTAAGATAAACAGCAAAGGATACTTGGCTGCCACCTGCCCATCAGATACATTTAAGATTCAAGACTCATTTGAAAACGCTGAATCCATAAAGCCGTATGAAATCTTTATGGACATTATGAAGCGATTCAATCTGTCTTTGTTCTACGACTACGACACTGGAAACTTTATCATTGATAGAACGGAAGATTTAAGGACTTCTCCATATTCTATAGACGCATCTATAGATGACCTTCTTGAGTTCCAAATTACAGCACCAAATCTTCGATATAAGCGCATTACACTAAAGAACAAAGAGGAAGGTGGGTACTACGACATAACGAAGGAGAATGGGCTTCCTATTGGCTCTGTGTCCACAGACTTTGATGATGTCGGAAAAGAAGAATTGGAAGTAAACTTTATCAGTTCTTTGATTAATCCAATTGCAAAGACAATATGTGGAGATCCAATCTATATGGATCCAGAAGAGTTGTCAAACAACTTAATCCCTGTTCAAGAAACTGGATTTATCAAGAATCAGATTCCAGACTTCGACAAGGTTGGACTTCGGTTTTTTTATCTGACAACGCACGTCAATAAAACAGTTATCAGATACCCAACGTTTAGAAAGTTTAACAAGTATGGTCAAGACATTGAGCAAATTGTTTACAAAGAACTTGGAAACTATTTCCTTGGCGGCTACCCTGTGTTGACACATCCAACACTCGGTCAAGACCTTCGCTTTGGAGACAGATATGGTAACTTGTTTGACGCATACACAAAGTACATTTCATCCGAGAAGTTTAAGTCAGCAACCGCAACCGGTATGAGTTTCTATGCTGCACTTCCACTTGCCTTCATTGAGGATATGTACTATGCCTATCGTGAGTTTAAGTTTTCGGACACAAATGAGGAGTTTGTAATCACAAACATCTCTGATGGAAAGATTTACGACACCTACATCTACGCAAAGCTGGACATCAAGTTTTTGTAAATTAAGATATGGCTAAAACCTATAATGACTACCCGGCTTCGGCCTCTGCCAATGCACGAAAAGTGCTGAATTGGAAGAAGAAGTATGGCAAAGAAGTAAAGGGGATGACTGCTGTTGGTTGGGTTCGTGCCAATCAATTAGCTAGTCGTGAGTCATTGAGCTACTCTACTATCGCTCGCATGGCGGCATTTAATCGCCATCGCCAGAACTCTGAAATTGCACCAGAGTATAAGGCTACTCCTTGGAAAGACCGTGGCTATGTTGCTTGGCTTGGATGGGGTGGTACTTCTGGTGTAAACTGGGCTATCCGAAAGGCGGAGTCTATTCGCAACGAAAAGATGGAAGAACACTATCCAGACACCGAAGATAATTACCCAAATGGTGATGATCAAGAGATGGTTGACGGAATTGCTGAAATCATTTCGATGGTCAAAGACGAAGAGAACAGACGAGAGATTGCAGAGTACCAAATTCAAGAATTGAAGTCAGAAGGAGTTGTGTTTGATGAAGCTGACTTTCTAAAAAAATCAGGACTATGATTCCAGTATATGAGGTTGATATTGAGATGGAAGGATTTGAGTCCGGGATGACTGCTATTTCCTTGGTTTCACGACCAGCCATTCAGCGTTCTTTTGTTGCCCTTTCAGAGCAAGAGGAAAAGGCTACGTTTAAGTTTGCTGACGAAGAGAAGCGTCAAATTGTTGGGCCAATTATGGTTCCAGACAAGTTGATTTATCGCAAGAGCGAAAAGATGGGAGAGTATTACCTTCGGTTTACCAAAGAGGGTATTGAAAAGATTATGGCAAAGTGGTCAAAGACCGGTATGCAAAACTGGTTTAACCTTGAGCATTCTATTCCGGTTGGCACTGACTCTGCATATATTCTTGAGTATTGGATTAAAGAGTCGGAGAACGACAAGAGTAAAGATTATGGGTTTGATGACCCAATTGGCACAGCCTTCGTAAAGTTGCAGGTCGTTTCTGACCTCATCTGGGAGGATGTAAAGCAGAACCAGTTGACTGGTTTTTCTATTGAGATTGATAGTAATTTAATTAAAACAAAAGAAGAGATGACAGAAAACTTAAAGTTTGCCGTTGAAATGGGCGAGCGATTTGCGAAGCTGGAGTCTGAGATTTCTTCTCTGAAAAACACCATTGAAGTATTGATGAGTGCAATGGAAGAGAAAGAAGAAGTTGAGGAATCAGAAGAGCAATTGGAAGAAGTTGCCGAAGAGGCTCCTGCTGCCGAAGAGGTTGTAGAAGAAGAGGTAAAAGAGGAAGAGAAGGTAGAAGAAAAGTTGTCCGAAGAGACAAACGAAGAGGCTTCTGTTGAAGAGGCTGAATTGAAACTCTCTGAAGAGCAAGAAGGTGTTGAAACCGAAGAGGAAGTAGACAAGACAGTAAAGTTTGAAGCAATCACTGCTCGCAAGATTAGTATGATTGATTCATTCTTGGGTAAGCCCCGCTATTAATTTGTAAATTAACTAAAAAGGTAATCATTAAACTACTATAAAATGCCTGTAACTATTGCAAACCTGCCCTGGGGTAATCGTACTCCAGACCTGTTCATCGATGCGATGGTGAAGAGTGCCAAAGTTTTGGAACGCTTCCGTCTCGTTGACAATGTAAAATCAAAAGCAAACGTACCTATCTTCAGTGCTGCACTGACTTTCGGTAGCGATTTGTGCGTATTCGACCCCCAGTCTACTGCTGGCATCAACGAAAAGGAGATGACTGTTGAGACCTACAAGTGGGCTTTCTTGAACTGTAAGAGCGCATTGGAGTCTTCTTACCGTTCTGTATTGTTGAAGCAAGGACAGCACAACGAAGAGACTATGGACGCTCAATTTAAAGATTGGGTTTTCGATTACTTCGCTAAATTGTCTGCTCAAAAGGCTTTGGAAGTTGCTGCTACCAAGTTGACCACCGAAATGGCTGGTGATGGTACTGTAATTGACTTTGACACGAATGCCGCTATCACTTCTTTGAACATCCTTTCCTTTATGGAAGGTGCTTACAAGTTGATGAGTGCTGTTATGTTGGCTGCTGTTTATGGTGATGCTGATCGCCAATTCAAGCCAGCTTTCTTCTTGTCTACAAATGCTATGCAGGCTTACCAAATCGCCATCGCAGCTTTGTACACTACCACCCCTCAAGGTGTTGTTGAAGGAAACATTCCTCCTTACTACGGAATGGAAGTTATCCACTTCCCTTCTTTGGCTGCTGGTGAGTTCTTCATCTCTGCTCCTGATAACCTCGTTATGTTGACTGACGAATACAATGACGTTCGTGCAATCGATATGAAGTACGAGAGCGAGTTGTCTAGCGACAAGATCTGGGGTCAGTTCAAGTTGGGCTTCTCTTACCTGAAAGGTTCAGAGATCGTCTACGCCAAGAACTTCGCCTAAATAATAACAGGGGGAGGGTAACACCTCCCCTTTTTTAAAAAAAATATAAAAATGGCTTG